GTGGTGAGCATGTAAAGTACGTTCAACCCCGTGCATATATCCGTTCCGAATACGGTGCCCCGTTGGGTGAGGGTGTGGATTCATTCCGTGACCTTGAGACTTTGGTTGACTATGCAAAGAAACTTTCACAGCATGTAAAATTCGTTGATGAGCGAACTGCAAAGAAAATCAAACTCAACATTAATGCTCTCATCCGTGAGGGTAAAGACATAGACTCCGATGCGTTCGCATGGGCGGGTTTATGTGATGCGTCACTGATTGAATTCTGGCATACCGTAAATGAGATTAAGTTGCAAGCGTTAAAGAGTTGTAAAGATGAGGCAGATTTCCAAACCTGCATTATGGGAGACCCCGAACCGATTCAGGGTGAGGGATATGTCATGGTCTCACGCTTTGGATATTTTAAGATTGTGAACAGACGGGCATTTGCTTATGCGAATTTTAACAATGGGGCATTTGCCGTTGCCCGTTAAGTCATTAGTTCGTGAATCAGGCAGTGGGGGGGCGTGGTGCCCCCCGTTTATAAAATTGCGTAACTACCCTAACCTACAAAGTGTTACCCAAGGCAGCTATAAGTACCTCTCATATAAGAATTTTTTTCCCTATATAAAATCAATGACGGGTTTCACAAATATGAAAAAAAATTTCGACAAAATTTTTTCGACCATAGAGATTGATCCAGTAACAGATAGATATCATATGACGATACCCGAAGAAATCGTTAATGAGTTTGACTGGTATGAGGATCTTGTGTTAAAGTGGAATATAGATAGTGGTGAGATTTATCTTACTGAGGCCGATGAGTAAAACGTATCACATATACTTAAAGGACAATTGTTTATTTAAAGATTTGACTGAGTGGGAGTTTAATATTATATGGAGAAGGATATACAAATCATATTTCACAGAGGACTTAACATTTTCAGAGATTACGGAAAACCCGTCAGAGGCTTACATAGAAGCTTCATATTGACAATTACTATATAATGGAGTATGATATGCATACTATTATAATAGATTAAAAAAGCGAATTCGATTATGGCTAAAGGATTTACGGTGAAAGCCAAATCACCTGCAGTTGCTAAACAACCTGAATGGGATTATGATAAGGCAAAGGAACTGATTAAAGGAAAATCAGTTGTATTCTGTCTACCTGGTAGAGGAGTATCTTATCAGTTCCTAAAGAGTTTTGTACAACTGTGTTTTGATATAGTACAGAACGGTGGCAGCATTCAAATATCACAGGACTATAGTTCTATGGTAAACTTTGCAAGATGTAAGTGTCTTGGTGCGAACGTTCTCAGAGGACCAAATCAAAAACCATGGGATGGTAAGTTAAAGTATGATTGGCAATTGTGGATTGACTCAGACATTGTTTTTAATTCTGAGAAGTTCTATCAGTTGGTTCTAATGGATCAAGAGATTGCAGCAGGATGGTACTGTACCGAAGATGGTAAGACAACATCTGTAGCACACTGGTTAGAAGAGGATGATTTTCGTAACAACGGTGGAGTGATGAATCACGAAACCATCGAAAGTATATCCAAGCGTAACAAACCTTTTACAGTAGACTATACAGGTTTCGGATGGTTACTTATCAAGAATGGAGTATTTGAGAGTGACGGACTTCCTTATCCTTGGTTTGCTCCTAAGATGCAAGTCTTTGAATCAGGCGAAGTTCAGGATATGTGTGGAGAGGATGTTTCCTTCTGTCTTGATGCCAAGGAAGCAGGATTTGAGATCTGGTGTGATCCACGTGTCAGAGTAGGACATGAAAAGACAAGAGTTATATAAAATTCTTATCAACGACAAAGAAGTATTCACGGCATTAGGTCAATGTGAATACTTTAGTATTATGGAGGATTTGGCTCTCGAATTCTATCAGACAGGTTCTCCTCGCCCAGATACAATTAAAACTATAACATACATGGAGGACATTGATGGCTAAAAGAGCAACAACTGGGATTAGTGGTGGAGATTTTATACAGTCACCACCGAAGAAGTCTCGACAGGGAAGAGGGAAGCATTCAAAATATACGGCAACCTCTCGTAACTCGGCTCGTAAAAGATATAGGGGGCAGGGTAGATAAATATTAGGAAGTAGGTATAAATAAATAAAAAACCTTCGTCCAATGGCAATTAAAAGGATATCACAATCATTTAAAGATATTACTTTATCTTTTGAACCACATCCTGTTTCAAATGATTTAAAAGTCCTTAAAGATGCTGCAGCGATACGTAGATCGGTTAGAAATATAGTTCAAACCATTCCTACGGAAAAATACTTCAATTCTGACTTTGGTTCTGACGTATATAAATCACTATTTGAATTTGTTGATTTTGGTAGTGCCAATACAATTAAAGGTCAAATAGAAGTAGCACTGTTTAACTTTGAGCCTAGAGTTGATAATGTAATAGTAGAAGTTAATCCAAACCCCGATGATAATACATTTGAGGTAACGGTAATTTTTGATATTATTGGACAAGAGTTTCCTACTCAAGAATATTCATTCCTCTTAGAGGCAACGAGATAACATGCCTTTTACCAAATTTACAAATCTTGATTTTGATCAGATAAAGACCTCTATCAAAGACTACCTTCGTGCAAATTCTGATTTCACGGGGTTTGACTTTGAGGGGTCTAATTTTTCTGTTTTAATCGATACCCTAGCATATAACACTTATATTACTGCATTTAACTCTAACATGGTAGTTAATGAATCCTTCTTGGATTCGGCAACACTTAGAGAAAATGTAGTATCACTAGCAAGAAATATAGGTTATGTACCACGCTCTAAGACTGCGGCAACTGCCAATGTGAGTTTCTCTATAACGACTTCGGGAGATACGGCCACAATGGGTCTTAAAGCAGGTCTAGTGTGTGTTGGTAATACTAATGATACTTCTTATGTCTTCTCAATACCTACCAATATAGAGAGACCGAGAACATCAATTACAAAAAATGATGATGGAGTAATATTAACTAGTACGGTAGAATTTAATGATATTGAAATTAAAGAAGGAACATTCTTAACAAAAACATTTAAAGTAGATGGATCATTAGATCAAAGATTTATTTTAAATAATGCTGATGTTGATACATCTACAATTAGAGTATATGTTCAGAATGATGAGGCACGTGCTGCAGAAGGAGTATTAGGAATTGAATATTTTGTTGTTGATAATATATTAAATGTAGATTCTTCATCCGAAATATATCTAATTCAAGAGGTTCAGGATGAAAAATATGAGTTATTATTTGGAGATGGTTATATTGGTAAGAAATTAGAAAATGGAGCTACTATAACCATCAATTATATTGTTACTAGTGGTAAGGATGGTAATGGTTTAGGTGCTAATAATAATTTTGGATTCTCTGGAAGGGTACTAAATGCTGCTGGAAATACAGTATTGATATCTAATTCACCAGGAGTTGTTACAATTCAAGCTTCTCAGAATGGATCAAACATAGAATCGGTAGATTCTATCAAATATTTTGCTCCTAGAATCTATTCTTCACAGTATCGTGCGGTAACACCTAGAGATTATGAAGTAATTGTAAAGAAAATTTACCCAGATACTGAATCTGTTGCGGTTGTAGGTGGTGAAGAACTATCTCCACCTGAATTTGGTAATGTTATTATTAGTATTAAACCGAAAAATGGGTATTTTGTTTCAGATTTTAATAAGAATCGTATATTATCACAATTAAAACAATACACTGTATCGGGAATTAATCAAAAAATTGAAGATTTGAAGATTTTATATGTTGAAATCGACACTTCTGTGTATTTTGATGAGAATAAAGTCTCTAGTGCAGAATCTTTGAAGGCTTTGGTAACAAATTCACTTAATTTATATGCAGATTCATTAGAAGTTAACAAATTTGGAGGAAGATTTAAGTACAGTAAGGTACAATCTGTTATAGATGGTACTCAACAATCTATAACTTCTAATATTACAAGGGTAATAATTAGAAGAAACTTAAAAGCTTCAATAAATCAGTTTGCACAATATGAATTATGTTATGGAAATCAGTTCCATGTAAATGCAGCAGGGTATAATATTAAGTCAAATGGATTTTATGTGTCTGGTAATTCTAGGCCTGTCTATATAACAGACGTTCCTAATGATGATATGAAGACTGGAGTTATATCTTTTGTTGAAATTGTAGCAGATGGTACTGATAATATTGTTAATAAGTCTGCAGGGACTGTTGATTATGTAAAAGGTGAGATTATTTTAGGTACTACAAACATTACAGGAACTGTTGATGGTAGTAATGTGGTTGAAATACAGGCAATTCCTGAATCAAATGATGTTGTAGGTCTTAGAGAACTATATCTTGATTTTAACGTTTCTAAAAGTAAAATAAATATGGTAAGAGACGTGATTAGTTCTGGTGATGAAATAACAGGAACTACCTTTATTAAAGATTTTTATACATCAAGTTATCTAAACGGACAATTAATACGAGAATAATATGATAAATACTGGTTTTGAATCAAGGGTAAAGATTCAACAAATTATAGATAGTCAACTTCCTGAGTTTATAGTATCAGAAAGTCCAAAAACCGTAGATTTTCTTAAGCAATATTACATTTCTCAAGAATTTCAAGGTGGAACTGTCGATATTAGTGATAATTTAGACCAATATTTAAAATTAGATAATTTAACAAGTGATGTTGTTGTTGGATCTACTACTCTTGCTGCTGGAATAGGCACCGCAAACACTTCAATTGAGGTTTCTAGTACAAAAGGGTTCCCAAAAAGTTATGGATTGTTAAAAATTGACGATGAAATCATAACTTATACTGGAATTGCAGCAGATAATGTAACATTTACTGGATGTGAACGTGGATTTAGTGGTATTACAAGTTATCACAATACTTTAAAGCAAGAAGAGCTGATATTTTCTTCATCTGAGGCAGATTCTCATGATATAAATGCCAAGATTGAAAATTTAAGTTCATTATTCCTTCAAGAATTCTATAAAAAGCAAAAATATACGTTTACTCCAGGGTTAGAAGATGCTGATTTCCATCCTGACGTAAATGTAGGTAACTTTATTAAAGAATCTAGAGCATTTTACGAATCAAAAGGTACTGATGAGTCATTTAGACTACTTTTTAATGTACTTTATGCAGAAACTCCAAAAATTGTAAATTTAGAGCAATTTTTGATCAAACCATCATCTGCAGATTATATTAGAAGAGAAGTTATTATTGGAGATCCAATTAGTGGGGATATATCAAACTTAGTAGGTCAAACAATATACAAATTAAATGATAGTGATACCAATGCTACCATTTCAGAGGTTGAGCCAATTACAAGAATTGGTATTGGATTAACATCAAGTAAAATATACTATAAAATCTCTCTTTTCATTGGTTATGATGATACTCAAACAAATATTCAAGGAGATTTCCAAATAACACCATCTTCATTATCAATTACTGAAGTTGGTATAGGAGCATCGTCAATAATTGTTGATTCTACAGTAGGATTTGGTATTACTGGTAGATTAATATCTGGTATTAATACAAATATTAATTATACTAGCAAAACAGTTAATCAATTTTTTGGATGTACTGGTATTGGACATACAATTAATATTGCCGATACTGTAAGGAATGACGAAATTTATTATGGATATGAAAATGGTGATTTAACCAAAAAGGTAGAATTTAGACTTAATGGTGTTTTATCTGATTTTGAACAAGTATCTAAGACTGTTGATGTTGATGAAGGTGAGATAATTTCAGTAAAAAATCTAGGTGATTTAATTGAAAACCCACCTATCAATAGAACAGATAAAGAAATTTTTGCAAATTCTTGGATATACAATACAAGTTCAAGATATCAAATAGAATCTTATACTTCTTCACCAGCTGGTGGTGCAAATATTGATTTTTATCAAAATATTGACAGATCAGGATTAAAAAATGGTGATAATATAGAGATACTTAATAGAAATTCAAATGATGTTGCACGTAATAGTGATGGAACAGAAAGGAGCACTGATAATTATATTACTGGTATAGGAGCATCTGATGCAAATGCTTGGTGGACTGTAAAAACAAAAAATATAGATGTCCAATTATTTCCATCAGGAACTCCTGAACAATTAGGTCTTTTGGATGTAAGAAGAAAACTTCATCATCCATCTTCTACTAATGTACCATTATATAATGCTCATGCAACATCAGATATTAGTAATTTATATGTTGATGATGAAAATGATCTATTTTATATAACTTCCAATTCTCTTCCTTCTAGTGGATTAGGTGTTGAAAATACAAATTATACAATACAAATTGATACACCTCTTATAGCAGCAACTGGAGTTGCTTTAACATCTATAGTAGATGAACCTTCAACAATTGTGGGGGTTCTTACTCAATATAGTCAAATACAATTTAATAATGAAGTTCCTTTTTTAAATGGTGATGTTGTAAGATATCAACCCTCAGGAACCAGTTACATTGGATTAGAAGCTGATGAATTCTATTATGTTGGTATAGCTAGTGATTCTAATAATAAGAAGAGGATAAGGTTATATAAATCTCCATCACACATTAATAGTGTTTCATCAGATTATATCAAATTAGCTCCACCTACGAAAGATCCATCTGAAACTGGCCATAAATTTGTTTTAGATTCTCAAAAAATAAATTCAATTGGTCCTCAAAAATTATTTAAGAAATTCCCATTTAAACCTAATCTTTCTAATGGTAATAGTGAAGAGATTACTACACAAACAACTGGAATGTTGATAAATGGTGTAGAAATTGCAAATTATAAATCCAATGATAAAATTTATTATGGTCCAATAGAAAAAATTAATATTTTGAATAGTGGATCTGATTATGATTGTGTTAATTTACCACAAATAAATGTTGCTAGTGGAACTGGTAATACTGCTTATGCTCAACCAGTAATTTCTGGTACTATAACTGATGTCTTTATAGATCCACAAGGATATAGTATTGATAATATTTTATCCATTGATGTAAGTGGTGGTAATGGTGACGCTGTTTTAGAACCATTAATTACTACAGAATCTAGAAATGTTGAATTTGATGCAAGGTTAGTTCAAAATGCTGGAGGAATTAATACAACTACAGAAACAATTACATTTTTAACCGATCATGGATTTATAAATCAACAAGAAGTAATATACAAATCTGGTAATAATGAGGGAATAGGAGTTGGAATAGGAACTTCCACTTTAGTCAGTAATGCAAGTTATTTTGTAAATGTTATTGATAACAATACAATAAGATTATCTGAGTCTAGAGCTAAATCATTATCTAATGATAATATAAATCTTAGTGTTAAAAATAATTCAGGTATTCACGAATTTGTTACCCTTCCTAATGATACTAAAAGATTATCTGGTATTAAAGTCGTAGATGGAGGTACGTTTACTAATAGAAAATTAAAGGTAAGTCCAACTGCAATTTCTACTGAGTATAATAAAGTTACTTTTAAAAATCATGGGTTTAATCATGGTGATCAAATAGTATATCAGAAAGAGCCTACTGGTACTACAATTACTGGATTAACTACTTCTACAGGTATAACTACAACTACAAATTATTATCAAATATTTAAAATAGATGATGATAGTTTTAAATTGACTGATTCTGGTATTGGAAAAACAATAAGTTCTAATTTTGAAACTCAAAATTATGTTGATTTTACATCTACTGGATCTGGATATCAGAATTTTTCATATCCTGATATTGAAGTTTCTGTCAAATATTCTTCTATAGGACTGGGTACTGCAACACAGACGGTTGAAAATATAGTATCAACACCGACTGTTAAGGGATCTATTATTGATGCTTATGTATATGATGCTGGAACTGGATATGGCAGTACTATATTAAATTATAAAAATTCACCTACAATAACAATAAAGAATGGTAAGGATTGTGCAGTAAAACCAGTTATTGCAAATGGTAAAATAACAGATGTAAGTATTGAATATGGTGGAACTGAGTATTTTTCAATACCATCTTTTGATATTACAGATTCTTCTGGTAAAGGAAGTGGTGCAATATTAAAACCTATTATTGTTAATGGAAGAATAGATTCAGTTACAGTTATTAATACAGGTATTGGATATTCTTCTGCAGATACCTCTATAAGAGTAGTTTCAAGTGGAAAAAATGCTTTTCTTGAAGCTGTAGTTAGACCTTTAACTATTGATATAAGAGAGAAGTTTAATGTTGGTAAATTAACTTCCTCAGAGTATAGTGATGAAATATTATTAGACACTATTGATAATCAATTACAGTATAGTATTGTTGGATATTCTTCTAAGTATAGACTATCTTTTGATGAATCTAATGTAGGTAGTGCTTCAACAATAGCTTCTCAAATTATTGGATGGGCATATGATGGAAATCCAATATATGGATCATATGGATACAGTAATCCAGGAATAGCTGCTACTGCTAGACGTATGGAATCTGGATATACTAAAAATATCTCCAATATAATCGATAGACCTGTAGGATTTGATTTAGGATTTTTTGTTGAAGATTGGAAATTTGATGATTCTGGAGATTTAGATATTCATAATGGAAGATTTGGAAAAACTCCAGAATTTCCAAATGGTGTTTATGCATATTTTGCTACAATACAATCAGATGGTATTCCAGAATTTCCTTATTTTATTGGTGATTCTTATAGATCTTTGGTTGTAAGTCAGGATCTTAATCAAGACTATGATTTTAAAAATTCTAATTTAGTTAGAAATACATTCCCATATAGAGTTTCTGAGAAATATATTGATAATGATTTTATAATTGAAACTAATGAAATTGAAAAGCAAAAAACTGTTGTTGAAACTGTTTCTTCTGGATCAATTGATAATATAGTTGTTGTTGATTCTGGTGATAATTATAGAATAAATGACACTTTAGATTTCGATGATACGGATACAGACGGTGATGGTTTAGAAACAATAGTAAAGGATATAAAAGGAAGATCAGTTGTTAATGTAAGTACTGCAAAATCCGTTTATGAGGCATCTCATCCTGTTATTATTTCTAAGGATAATGATGAGCAATTAAGAGTTTATATTGAACCAAAGCATGATTGGAATCAGGGTGATAAAGTAACATTGTCTGGATTTAGTTTGAGTGGAGTTGGTACAACAGCAATTGCTTCAGTTGATGGATCTTATATTATTGGTGTTAGTTCCGAAGTTTCTTCTCTTATACAACCTTTAGCTGCGAATGTTGGAGTAACTACTGAAATATATGTTTCAAGAATACCAAGTAATATTTCAATTGGAAGTACAATTGGTGTTGGAGCAGAATCATTGAAATTATTGAATATATTCAGAAATGAATCTGTTTTAAGAGTTAAGCGTGGATCTGTTGGTATTTCTCATACAGCAACTTCTATACTATCATTTGTTCCAGATTCGTTTACTATTCAGAAACCATTTGAATTGCCCTTAGATTCGCATCCAAACCAAAGAACATACTTTAACCCTTTAGAGTCGGTTGGATATGGTGACACCGCAGGAATAAGCATTTCACGTACATTTAATTTTGGTTCTGGATTAATAACAAGAGATATACAAACACAATCGATTTATATCCCATCTCATCCATTTACAGATAATCAAAAAATAACATTAGAGAATGCAACTGGAGGTTCTCAAATCCAGTATACTGCAACATCTGGATCAACGGCTGCGACTTTACCAAGTACACTTTATGTAAGTAATTTAACTCCAAATTCAATTGGAATAAAAACTGGTATCGGTACAACAAGTGGGGAATATTCTGATGTATTCTTTAAAACTGGTGGTGATAATCTCGATACTTATAATTTCCGTACCACTTTCAATACAGAACAAGGAATTGTTGCTCAATATAAAGCTACGGTCTCTATATCAACCGATAGAGGTCATAATATGGTGGTTGGAGATATTGTTGATTTAATAGTTGCTCCAAGTCAATCAGTTGGTATTGGGACTTCTCTAGCGGTTGAATTACGAAGAGATACCTCTACTGGTTATTTGCATATTGATCCTGCAAATTCACAATCGTTTGAAAGAGATAATGGTACTAGATGGCAAGTAATTAATCATCAATTTGTTACTGGAGATAAGGTATATTATGATAGAAGTACTGGCACTAGTTTCCCTAATGGTATTCCTGAAGGGGTATATTATGTTTATGTCATAAGTGATGATTGGTTTAGTTTATGTAAGACCTATGAAGATGCGACTGCTACTATTCCAGTTATATTACAATCAAGTTCTGGTGGTAATCCACAAACTCAGAATAGATTTAGTAAAATTAATCCACCAATTACAGTAGTTAAAACTAATAGTTTAGTATTTGATTTAAGTCATTCTTCATTACAAGATTATAAGTTTAAAGTTTATTATGATAAAGAATTTAAAAATGAATATGTATCAAGTGAATTAACAAATTTCAATATAAGTTCTTCTGGAATTATTGGTGTAAGTACTAATGCAACTGTTAGTATTGGATATACTAATACTCTACCTCAAAATTTATACTACACCCTAGATAAATCTGGTGGTATTACTACATCTGATACATCTGTTAAAAATTATTCACAAATATCATATGTAGATAGTAAGTACAATGGTAAATATGATATTATTTCTGTTGGATCCACCACAGAATTTACTGTTTCTTTACCCGAAAATCCTGAAAAAGTAGAATACACATCCAGTGATAGTGATATTACATATACTACAAATTCATTAACAGAAAGTGGTGGTATTAACAATGTCCGTATAATTTCTGATGGTGTTGGATATAAAAAATTACCTAATTTTGTTGGATCAGGATCTACCTTTGGTGAAGGTGGATATGTTGTGGCAGAGTCTAAGGTTGTAGGTAATATTAAAAATGTAAAAATTATTAATGAAGGATTTGAATATTCTTCAGATTCTACTTTAGTTCCATCTGCTTATATTTCTCCCTTTATTGTTATTAAGGATTCCAATACTATTGGTATTGTTACTGTTACTGATGGAGGATCAGACTATAGTTCGGCACCAAATATTAAAATTATTAACACTATAACAAGAGAAGAGGTTGGTAATGATGGTATGCTTAAACCAACTTTAGGTGGAAGTGGAATTTCTAATATTGAAATTGTTGCTCAACCTTCTGGCCTTCCAGATACTGCTGTAGAATTATTTGCAGTGAATAATTCTAATGGTATTGGTATTGTTACTATGTCATCAAACAATACTGGAATATTTACATGTTATATAACAACACCATCTAACCCTCCATTATCATGGAGACCATTTGAAGTGGGGGATGATGTTTTTATAGAAAATGTTGTAGGTTATGGGACTACAGGAACAGGATTTAACAGTAAAGACAATAAATATCGATTTGCGAAAGTTACTAATATTGCATCAGGAATTAATACATCTATAACATTAGATTATTCTGGAGTGTCTACAAGTGTTGGGTTTGCTGCCACTGATCAACAATCTATTGGGCAATTAATCAATAAGAAAATATTACCAACCTTTAGTTTAACTAAAGTTCCTCAAAGGTTTATTATTGGTGAAAGTCTTGTACGAAATTCTATCAGATTAAATTTGACAATTTCTGTATCAGAGAATGATTATATTAAGGTATTTGGAAAGGATAGTTTAGTAGCTGGGGATATTATTACTGGTGTAGACTCTGGAGTTATTGCCACTGTCAATAGTATTACTGATAATTTAGGAAAATATAAAGTTAAGTTTTCGGTTAAGAAAGATATTGGATGGTCTGATGATATTGGAAAACTCAGTTCCGATAATCAAGTAACACCAGATAATGATTATTATCAAAATCTATCTTATACAATACAAAGTAGTAAAGGTTTTGATGAATTAAGATCCCCAGTAAGTTCATTATTACATACAAGTGGATTGAAGAATTTTGCTGATACTGGAATTACTTCAGATGCTAAAGCTGTAGGGTCAGCTAATACTGATGGTATCCGAACAGGAATTGGTAGTACGGATGTTTCCTTTAGTACTCAAGATGTTATTGAAGACAATAGAGTTGATACAATTTATAACTATGATCTTGCAACTGATCTTACTACCAATAATATCAATTCAAAATTTATATCACTAGAAAATAAAAAATTAACAGACTACACTCTTGCGAAAAGTAATGAAGTTCTTGTAATTGATAATATTGAAAGATTATTTTCTAATTTATCTGGCGATCCTAGTGAATATCTAGATTTAATTAAATTGGATGGAAATGTACCTGTTCAAACTGTATTTTATCAGATTTCAAATATAGCTAAAACTAATATTCAAACTAGTGAACTGAGCATATTGGATAATGGGACTAATCAATTTTTAGTACAGACCCATGAACTTGGAGATGATACTGCAGGGATAATTGGATCATTTGAAATTAGTAGTGGTGCAGACCCATATCTTAGATTTATTCCAAAACCAGATGCTTATGATTATGATTATGATCTTAAGTCTATTACAAGTACTTATTCTCCATTTAGTAGTGGTATAGGAACATTCAATATAGGACTTATTGCTAAAGAAGGATTTACTGGAATTGCGACAGCACCTGCAACACCAGGTGTATCTCCTACAGGAATAACTACAACAATAATTACAAGTGAACCTAAAGCAAATAGAAATGGATATTATGTTAGGACATTTTTAACTGATAAGACAACTTACGATATGAATTATGTGGAATCTTATATTACACATGATGGTACACATACTTATGTTTCAGAATTCTTTATTGATACCAAAAATCAAATAAATTATTCCAATACTTTAATGGGAGAAGTTAAAGCAAGTGTTGATGCTAATAATTTTACATTAACTTATGAAAATAGTTCATCTAATGAGATATTAATTAACTCTGATATAATTGGAATTGGTTTAACATCTGTTGGAACTAGTACCTATAGATTTAAAGCTACTGGACAACCAGATGAAGCTGAAAGAACTGCAATATACCAATCAAATTATGCTAGAGTAAATGGATTAGCAAATCCAGGTGCTGGAACAACTTATATTGATATTTTAGGTGTTGGTAATGATTTGTCATTAAATGATTTCAATTCTGGAAAGTCTTGGATTGAGATTAGTAATGGATCTAGAAGTGCACTTCATCAACTTGAATGGAATTATGATGGAACTAATGCTGTCGTTCAGCAAGGACCTATTCTTTCCCAAACTGGAAATGTAATCAATCCAGCTGATACTGGTGCTGGAATTGGTACTTTTGCTGCATTACCTAGTGGTTCAAATTTAACATTAAGATATTATCATGATTCTAAGTGGAATGATGGAACAGCAATTCTTGCAAAATCTTTAAATCTTTTAATTTACAATGTAATAGATGAAGCTAATTTAACTATTACGAATGATTTTACTTATGGTACTATATCACAAAAAATAGGAGCAAATTATTATAATGCTATCAATGGAGATAGAATTAATAAAACTGAATTTAAATTAACTAGTGGAAATACTCCAATTTTTGGAAAAATATTTAATCCAGCATCTAGTGCAGGAATTGTTAGTCATACTTCAGGTATCTTTAATATTTCTAACCACAATTTCAGAACAGGTGAAGAATTAGTATATAAACCAGAATCATCATTTATTGGTATTGGATCTACTGCTATGCAGTATGAAACTAATACGGGT